CAGACGAGAAGATCCGGAAGCCCCGGAGTCTGATACGGCCCGCCCGCCAGTTTCACGATGAACGCTTCCGGGTGCTGGTCAATGATCGCTTTTCGGATCTGCTGCACTAGCCGAGTCTCAGGCTGACCCATAGATAAGTCCCCTCAATAAATGAAGCGGTGCGCCCCCCGAGAACCCGACTAAGAGAAAGAAGGAGGCGCACCGCTTCGGCTAGGTTACCAGACGANACTANCCGAGGTCAATNTCGTCTAGCGAGATCACTTCCGGCCCTTCGTCCAACGTCATATCGTCAGACTGCGGAGCCTCAACTGGGGCAGCCTCAGCGACCGCTGGAGCCTCGAACTCAGGCACGTCGAGATCTTCCACCTCGGAAGCAGTCGAACGGCCCTCAGCCTTGAAGTAGTCTCGGACTTCGGACTTCACGTTCCCGTTGTACGGCTCACCGTCCTCCACCCGAACCGACAGGTGCTTGCCCAAGAAAGCATTGAGGTTCAACTTCATCTTCTTCTTGGGAGTCGGCAGACCGATAGCCTGCATGAACGCTACCGTACGGAACAACGCACCCTCAGTCTGCGTGAGACGGTCGATCAGCATCTTGCCGTCGGCAGCCTGACCCGGCGTGTTCACGCGGTAGTAGAGCACAATCATCTTGTTACCAGCGCGAGAGTCCGTCAGTTCCACGTCCTCAACAACGACAGGATAGATGCCTTCATCGAGACGAGCCGACGAAGTTTCGCGGTAGTTCGAGAGGTCGATAATCAGTTCAGTCATGTTTCATTCCTGCTTTCTACTTAGAGGTTGAATTAGTCGGGTTTGACTTCTTCGCGGAGGACGTTCCTCCAAGCCCTAACGCTCGCGAGAGCGTGGACAGATCTGTGGGGTTCTTCCTTCCGAGGATCGGTGGGATCTTGCCTCGGAGGTTGAACGGCATACGAGCCTTCGTACGGTACGCTGTGTCAGCCCCGAACCGGACGATATGGTTCACCGGCGGAAGCGAGTCGTCTGACATGGCATCGAGATTCTGTTCCACGTCGGTGTAGAGAATGTAATCCGGCGTAGCCAGCATGATCGACAGAGCACCTTTCTGCACGTCAGGGACGCGAGTTACATTACCAAGATCGTCCTCATTGATCTTCGTCTGCGACGTGAAGATCACGTGCATCGGACGTTCGCGCTCCGCGTCAGCCAGACCATACCAGAACGTAGCGAGATCAGTCATCACGTCGAGGGCTTGACCCCACGTTCGCATATCTGCTGGAGCAGTACCCTGACGAATCTCCTTGACTGCCGTCTCGTCGTGACCGAGCAAGAATCTCATCGTCATCTTCTGGACTGCCGTGATCGAGTCGATCACTACCGCCCGATACTCGTGATTACCTGACGCGAGTGCGTGATAAATATCGTCCAGATCAGTAATGCTTTTCGGCCTCACGATATCGATGTTAGAGGCGTAGGGAGCGTTCTGGAAGGAGCGCGTACCCTTCTCGCCTACGAGGTCGATGAATAAGGTCTTGCCGAGGCTAGCGATAGTGCTCGCTAACGTGGTCTTCCCGCTGCCCTGACTGCCGTGAATGAGATAGCGTCCGTAGTCGCTCCCAGCCTCCCCGCTCGGCGTGAGTTGAAGTCCTGCAAACGTGGTCATAACACTTTCCTGCTTTCTAGTTGGGTTCTTTTGTCTCGCTTCTGAAGACCGAAGTCCTCTAACGGATAATCCCCGTCAGGGCCTCCGAAGATCATCGCTCTACAAAGTTTCTGAAAGTCGCACCACGAGCAGCCGAGACGAGTCAGATTCCTCGGAGCCTCAGCCTCCCCTGCTTCAAGGGCCGTCCTAGTCGTGAGCATACGATCAGCCGTGGAGGTAAGCGAGTGGACGTGCGCCCGAATCACATTCCGATTGAGTGGAGCCAGCGTGCGTTGATGCCACTGAGAGAGAGCGTCAGGAGTGCGAAGGTTCTCTAGGACTTTAGACTCTAGCCGGTAGATCCCAAACTTCGCTTCACCGGCTCGTGCTCCCGTCTTAAAGAAGTCGCCCTCGTCCCCCCATGAGATCCCTTCACCGACGAACGCCTCATAGGTCGAAGCGTCGAAGTCGGTTACCGATTTGGCGAGAGTTCCGGTCTTGGTCAGTTGAGGCTGCTTTGGGGGGTTCATACGTACGCGGTCGTATCCGGTCGCGTTCAGCGTGTAGCCCCACTTAGCGATGGTATGGGCAATGGCCCAAGCGTACAGGTGATTCTGGGAGTCCATGAGATCGTTCTCGGCGTAACGGTCTTTGAGTGTCCGGTGTGTCTTGAGGTCGCGAGCGACCGTCAGGTTCTTGGACTCGTCGAAGAATACCTCGTCCACGAAGCCGACCAGTTCTACCTCGTCTGAGAGACGCCTCGTGAACGGGAGTTCAACTGCCAGCGGTCGCTCGTTGGCACGTTCGTCGTCCCAACGTGCCCGATAGCGAGCGTCGAGACTCAGTAGGTGAGCCGTGAAGCCGAACTGGAACCGATCTATCCAGACTTCTTTCCGGTCAGCCGTGAGGCTGGTTTCTTCCCAGCGTTGGCACGATTGAAGGATCGTCTCTGGGGAGATTCCGTCGGTAGAGATATTCCCTGCCGGGGTCTGAATCTGCTCTGGAGCGAACTTGAGGCTGCCGAGATCTCGTCCTCGTTCAATCGAATCGGCAGCGCGAAGCGCGTGCCACCACGTGCCAGCGTCTCGGTCGATCAGACTGGGATCAGATTCTAGCGGGCCAAGTTTCTCGATGGCCGAGAACTGCCACGCTCTAGGGCAGGAACGGAATCTGGTCGCGCTGGAGTACGAGACTCGCAGAACGTCGGGAGGTGAAGTCATCAGGTTCTCCTAGTCGGGTTGGCTGGATTGCTACCTTATCAAACTTACTGGACGATTGCCAACTTTTCAATTCAGAAACCCGATTTATTTTTTCTCCCCCAGATTGCTCCCCCAAGGCTATTTATTTATTCCCCCCCTCCCCCTTTAGGGGGAGTAGGGGGGGAATAAATAAATAGACCTAAATATGGGTTAGCAATCTGGGAAGTTTTCAATTAGTCTTGAGAACCTAAACCGAATCCGACTAGGAGACTTGATGCCCAATCACGACCCAAACCAGCCTGAAGTGCTCACCCAAGCGTTAGACGCTTTCGAGAGAGGCTGGACACCTCTACCGATCCGTTCAGGCAGTAAGACCCCTGCCGTCTCNGGCTGGTCAGGAATCNCGTACGAGACTGCTGACGACGTGCGAAAAGTGTTCCTCAACGCTGCCGACTTTCATAAGGAATCTCTCGACTCGTTCGGCCTCAGCGTCTCGCTCGGAGAAGCCTCTAACGGCCTCGTTGATGTTGATCTCGATCACCCGAAAGCACTCAGGCTCCGAGACTTATTCCTGCCTCAGACCGCGATGATGAGTGGACGCGCCTCTACTCGTCGAGCGCATCTGTGGTATCGGGTTTCTGAAGATCTCCCAGAAGGCACGAAACGGTACAAACTGCCGACCGGCGAGACGACTGTCGAACTGAGATCTACCGGCGGTCAAACTCTCGTGCCCCCGTCGATGGCCCGATGCGTGTGCTCCAAAACTCGCAAGGGCGCATGGTGCAAGAACGGTTCACACCTCACCTACCCTGAGGCGTATCTGTGGGAAGGCGAACCGTGGGGAGGTAGGGAAGGGCCAGCCGAGATCGCTGGCAAGATCCTCGCTGCCAGAGTCGCCACTCTCGCGCTCGCTATCGTGCTTGTGGACGGGTGGCCGAGGCAGGGGTCACGTCACGAATGTTATCTCGCTCTTGCGGGAGGTCTGCTTCGTTACGGGACAGGCGACTCGGCCACAGTTCACCCGCTCTGGGAGCAGGCTCTACCCGGCCTGATTGGTGCTCTCGCGACAGCGACCGACGACGAGGACGGGCCGGAGTCTCGAATCCATGAAGTCATGGGATCGACTCTCGAACGACTCCGCGAAGGTCGAGCCGTTCAAGGGTTCCCGACGCTGGCGGGACTGATCGGTCAGGCTCACGTCGATCTCGTGATTAAGTACGCCCGCGAAGTCGAAACGATTCTCGGTCACGCTTCGCGCCCCTCGTCCGAACCGATCACGACCGAAGTGGCTGGCGAGTCCCTAGAG